ACGTCTGTAAACCTCTTCCATAGGTGACACTTCACATGGGTCGGATTAGCAACCCCCGCAAGCGTTACTGATAGTATTAGCGCATTTATCACTGTGTAGCCAATACTATTAAATATAGGCCACCACTCAACACACTAATAATACCTAAAGACAGGCCACCAATAGCCGCATTGTTTGCCATCTGTCTCTTTGCTTCCATAGCTGCGTACACTGTGTCTTCTCTTTCTTTGCGTATCTGTCTACGCATACCTAACATCTCATCGTAGGTTCCCAAACCGAACCTGTAATCTAACATAAACTTAATCTCTTTTTCTTTCTCAAGCAAAGTTTTCTTGCGGACAATAATGTCCATTGCTTCTTGTTCTATATTATTACTACCGTGGGTTTGTTTGTCTAGCCACGTAGGGTTCTTGCGTTGAGACTCCGCACGGGTAATATCTGCAACTGCACAGTACCAAGACCCAAGTTGTTTGCTAACGTCCTGCATATCACGGCCTGCGCCAACCAACAGTTTTACGCCTTTAAAGGCTGCATTAGCTGCTGCAAAAGCTGTAACTGGGTCAATCATATATTGTTACCTCTGTAGGGTTTACTACTTTTGGTACACAGTATGCTGTTCCATAATCCTGTATGTCGGGATACCCGTAACGCCTTACAATTTCTCGGGCGTAATAGTTACAATGGTCTAACCTGTAAAAATATATGTCTTCGCTGGCAAGAGTACGGCTAGACCCTACCCCTATGTAAAGAATTAAAGCAAAAACATGAACCACATACTTAACCCATACGGCTGAGAATTGTAAGCAACATTATAATAGTTGCCCCTGATGTTGCTATAAGCACTGTTTCAAGCCGTTTAACGCGAGTAAATACTTCTTTAAATTGTATTCTAACCTCTGTTTGTATAGCTGTCATATCTCGCTCCAGTGCGCCTACACGATCTTCTAAATCCATACTCGTAAACCTTATGCGTAAACTGAGGTGTTAGTTGTTAGGTCCGCGTTCCATTGTAGATTTTGCCCTGTTTTTCCCGTAACTTGTACTTGCAATACTCCTGCAACAGACACCCCTGCAGCTAACAAAACAGGATTTGTATAACTACCCGCATTAGATAGTGAAGTAACTGATTGGTAGACAATAACACAAACTCCACTAGCTTCTCTACGAATTAGGGCTTTAACTTCCCACGCAGAACTATCTGTTCCTTGTGCCACCTGTCGACGCATGACTATAGTTCCAGTTACAATTATAGCAGTATTTACGAGCACTAAGATTTGGTTAGATGCACTAGGGGTACTACCATCTGTTGTAAGATTTGTAAGTGAGTTACTGCTAGTAGAAATTCCTAACTTTACTAACCCTTTGTAGGTTGCGTCTGCCCATGCGCCTGCAGTAGCTCCAGCATTAACTGTTAAAACCTGTCCTGCGGAACCTAAAGTGGCAGGTATGTTAACCCCAATATCAACGCCATCTACAGTACCGGAAACTCCTAAGTTACCCTCTATGGTAGCCCCACCAGCTGTAGTAGATATTTTTGTACTGTTGTCGTGGTTTAACACAACGCTGCCGTCTTTGGTAGCTGACAACATGGTTTCTGCGCCGTTTGCAGATTTTACAGCAAAGTCATTGTTAGTTTGAATTGTAAAGTTGCCTGTGCCATTTATCATAGAAGCCGCACCTGTATGCGACACTATAAACGTATTACCTTGTCCAAAACGAGCTTCTTGAGAAGTAAATTCTATATTGTTTCCGTTGCAATCTAACGTACCGCCTAATTGCGGGGATGTGTCTGCAGCAACCGAACCAATACCTCCCAAGGCCGCAAGGGCCGCACTAGCTGTACTAGCTCCTGTACCTCCATCGGCAATAGCTAAATCTGTTATACTTGATATAGTCCCTCCGTTAATTGTAGGGGCAGTTAACGTCTTGTTTGTTAATGTTTCCGTACCAGCAATAGTAGCCAAAGTACCTGTGGTTGGAAGTGTTACATTTGTTGTTCCGGTGGTAGTAAGAGTTAGAGCATTGGCTCCAGAAGTAGAAAGATTACCTGCAAGCGATAACGTACTACCACCAATAGACAACGAAGTAACATTGGTAACGGCCTCAATTACATTCGTGCCATCGCAAAACAACAAAGAAGATTTTGTTGCTGGTATCGCAACTCCAGTTCCTGAAGCTGTTTTTAGCGTAATTGTCTGCGCAGTAAGGTTCTGCATAATGTACATTTTACTAGCTGCAGGACATATAACTGTACCTGCACCACTAAGTGACGTGCTCGTGTCTGTAAGTGTGAGCATAGCTGAACGAGAAGACGCAGAAGTGCCATCGGCTACAGATAATGTTGCTGAATTTGTAGACCAAGTATTAATTACAGAACGCCCCGCGACGGCCTCTTCAACCATTGCAGTAATATTGTTATTTACAACAGTGCCCCAATTACCTGTAAGCTCGCCCTGCACGGGTTGGGCTAATTTTAATATGGGTGTAAATTGCGTTGCCATTGTAACCTCATCTAATTTATAGGTAGCCAGTTAGGGTCTGGCGGGGTTTGCGAATCATCAATTTTTTGCCAAAGTAGCGTTTGACCCACTGCCCCACCAGCTGCAAGTCCTGTTACAGCAACGGGAGCGTTTATCCTAACAGTAACTTCACCTGTTTTGTTAAAGGCTACTACAGGTGTTGGAATAATTCTAGTACTTATGGCCGCGACTGCTGCCCCTAACGAAGCGTCTGTAGGTATGCCCGAAGGTAATACTAACGCGCTGCCCGAAGCGTCTACGTCACCTACGGCTCCATTTGCAACTACACTCGCAGGAAGTACTACAGCAGCCCCAGCAACAGTTGGTGAACCTATATCTCCATCTGCAGCTACGCCAGCAGGGAGCACTACAGCTGTACCTGAAACGTCTACGGTGCTCAATACCCCATCTGCAGCTACGCCAGCAGGAAGCACAACGGCAGAACCAATAACACTAACAGTTCCTATTGCTCCAATTGCAGCCACGCCTGCAGGAAGCACAATTACATCTCCAGTAACAAATACCGTACCGATAGCCCCAACAGCGACTGCAGATTGCGCAACGATTAACGGATCGTTTAGTGCGGCTATGGGTGACGCTGCTAGTGGAGAAAATCCAAGCACTATTTAGGTTCCGTAGGCCATGTAACGCTGTTGGGGAAGCCCGATTGCTGCGGCACGTTCAACAGGTCTGTTCTATACTTTGACCACTCAGCTTGTTTGTCAGACGAAAGATCAGCCCAGCGAAGTGGGTTAGACACCATAGGGTCAACTACTGTAGCTAAAATATTATCACGTTCAACACGGACATTAGCCGCCGTTTCTGAATCTAACTCCGCTTGCGTAGGGGCAACATATGCTGCAAAATTAGAGCCAATCAGAACCATAACGTCATCATTACTGATAGTGTTGTCAGTGTCAGCGGGGTCAATTGTGTAGGGTATCCAACCGTGTTCCGGGTGATTTATCTCAACATCCATGCGGGTGTTGTCTTTTTGTAGCGACTGTGCATTTCGCACTTTTGTAATTGTAATAGACATTATGAAATCCTCACAAATAAGGTCGCTTTGTATGTGTAAATTGAATATGTGTATGCGCCCATAGCTCGCCAAGTTCCCGACAGGGTTGATCCAGTTGTGCCGCCTTGCGCAACGACATACCCGCTAGATCCACTAGATGAGTTATTTGTAGAATAACCAGAAGGTCTTAAACCTGAACCAGCGTAAGTAGAACCCGCAGACGAAGTAGAACTTCCACGGGTAGCTAGTACATAGGTGCCGACATCGCCATATGTTGTTGACGATCCTACAGCCGCCCCGTCAACGGTCATTGAGCCACTAGTCGCTGAAATGTCATTTGTCTGATGATTTATCGTGAGGCTCATATTGTTCTCCTAGGCTGCTTTACTGCCCGACATATCATCTTGAGCCATAACCCAAGCATAACATTTTGCTAAAAATGTAGCACCAGATGCGGCTTCTACAGCGTCTAATGGTGCGTTATACCTTTTGAAATCAACTTCCCTTGTATCATCATCAGGAGTTGCCGCATAACCAGACAAGTCGATCATCACCATAAACTTGGGATCAGACCCGCGTTGGCGTGACACCGCTGCCGTGACAATGCGATAATACGCTCCGTTGAAAGCAACTCCGTACTGTGAAGTTTTTTGTGTTATGTTGTTTGATATAGCCATTTTGGTGCTCCTTTAAGCAAACGTGACTTCTGCCGTTTGGACGTTCGCCACCCATCTGACGTTGTGTGATGCTTCGCCAGTTACGGTGACAGCCAAAGCGTTATTTGTGTTGTCGGCACTTAAAGCCAAACCCCACGAACTTGAGTTATGTATGACTGTGATTGCGCTGTTAGGTACTGTCGTAGTCCCGCCATCATTGACCAACAGCCCTTTAATTTCCCAGCTACCGTATGCCTGTGCGCCATTTTGCATTGCTACGATTGTTCCAGAGAAAGTGATGCACGTATCACTTGCAGCTACGATTTGGTCAATGCTTCCGGGTAAACTGTTGTTGGTCGTAAGAACAGTTGCCGTTGCATCAGTGGTATCTGCACGAAGAATAAACAGACCGCCTTGGCTATCACCATTAGCTGCAAACTTACCATTTGAAAAAGCAATCTTGCCAAGGACTGTGCCTGTGGTTGAAGCTGCGCCAATGGATACGCTGTCAGCAGCAGTAGCATAAGCCCCACCAAGTGCGACTGCACCCGCTGCCGTGGCGTTTGCTCGTTCTTGATATGTGCTGGAAGCACCTGCGGCAAATGCGTTAGCCCCCGTTGCTTGGGCCTGATAACCAAGTGCAACACTATAATTGGCAGAGGATAAGCAATTATAACCCATAGCTACGGCATATGTAGAAGTGGCTTGTGATGTACGACCAAACGCAAGACTATCAGAGCCACTAGCCTTGGAATTTCTGCTCATCGCCACACTATTGGAACCAGTAGCCCCGTAGGAACTTGAGTTAGTAGCAATCGCTGCTGCAAAACTGTCTGTTCCAGAGGCGTAAGAACCGCCTAAAGCCATCGCTCCGTTAGCCGCAGTAGTCGACCCTTGGGTGGAAGAGTTTGCACCAATCGCAGACGAGTATGCGTTCCCTGCGTACGACCCCTTGCCCAACGCCAAGGCATAGTCATTTCCTGCGTAAGCATCTAAACCAACCCCAAGGCTCCCTACGCCAAAAGCAGACGCATTATAACCAATAGCAGTGGACGTAGTATTGTTTACGTCTGTGCTATACCCAATCGCAATGCTGTAATCTACGTTTGCTCTGACCTTTGCTTGCTTGCCAATCGCAATACTATAATCTGCACCAGACAACACACCGTAAGATGCGTCACCAATTCCTATAGCTACAGACCCTTGCCCCAAGACACGGGTGCTAGTTCCTAATGCAAGGCTATCTTGTGCAGTTGCCTGTGAATCGCTGCCTATAGACACTGCATTTGCACCAGACGCCACGGGAGTAGTTGCACCAGAAGCGTTGTCTTTATATAACGCTGGATCACCGCCACCAACAGCACTGCCACCTAGTAAGAGATCAGTACCATCAGAGCTAAGAACAACACCCCCGCCAGAACCTGTGTGATTAATTTCAATCTGTCCCATTACGCGTATGTAACCTCCGAAGTTTGTACGTTAGCTACCCACCGAATGTTATGACTAGCTTCGCCTGTAACTTGTATCTTTAGAGCATTGTTCGTGTTATCCGCAGACAGGGCTACTGCCCAACTAGAGGCATTTGTAGCAGCCATGTCCGATACGTTGCCAAGGGCTAATGTTGTAGTGCCGCCATCGTTGACCAACATGCCTTTAATCTCCCAACCAGCATGGGCTTGCGCCCCGTTCTGCATTGCGACTACGGTGCCGTGAAAGGTGATACAGGTGTCCGTAGCAGCTACGATTTGATCATTACTCCCAGCGGTGGTGTTGTTAGTAGTCAAAGCTGTTGCTGTGGCATCTGTAGTATCTGCTCTAAGAATATATTGACCACCTTGGGCGTCTCCGTCAGTAGCAAACCTACCTGATGCGTAAGCAAATTTACCTATAATAGTAGATTTAGCCTGAGTACCAATTGCAACAGAACTTTCGGCAGATGACGTTGAGTACCACCCTAAAGCTAAAGACTTCTCGCCAGAGGCAGCAGCAGATCGGCCTACTCCCGCTGACTCAGCCACAGCACTAGCACTAAAACCTAGTGCTAAACCGTTGTAATTCCCCACATTAGAATACGAGCCAATAGCAATGGCATTACTATGATTGCCTGTAGAAGCATACTGGCCCATTGCAATGCTGTTAGTACTTGCCGCTTTAGCTTGTTGTCCAAAAGCAAAGTTATATGAACCTCCATTTCCTCCTGCACCATAGCTAGTAGTATTATCCCCAATCATAGCAGAAAGATTTCTTAATCCCGCAGCCCTTGCCTTACCTAATGCAATTGCTTCTTCCCCTGTAGATACAGCCCCTTCCCCAATAGCAATTGAATTAGTACCTGTAGCTGATGGGTCTGTCCCTCCTGAACTGTCATTGGCAGCATAAAGGTCTGCACCAGAAGCAGCCTCTGCCCAAGTTAAACCGCCTGTATTGCCTGATTGAGCCGATAAAAAATAACCATTCGATGGCGCATTGCTGACTTGCAATCTAGCTTCATTGATCGCTTCCCCAGCAATTTTAGCTTGCGTGACTGCATTGTTTTCGATTTTTGCTGTCGTGACTGCGTTGTTTTCGATTTTTGCTGTCGTGACTGCGTTGTCTGCAATCGTCAATGCGCCAGAACCAGTAACCTCGCCTGTATGTGTTGCATTAGATGTGATTGTTGTAAAGGAAAGGTTGCCCGAACCGTCTGAAGTTAAACTCTGGCCCGACGATCCATCGTCGTTCGGTAGTGTAAGCGTGTATGTCGCTCCCGCAGAGTGCGGAGGAGATTTGATCTTTACACCGTGAGAGTTGGCTGAACAATTTAGCTGTAGTGTACCGTCGTTGCCGTTAGCGCCCTTTACTTCAACAACCCCCGAACCATTAGGCGTTATTTTTACATTTCCATTGCTGGTACTCGTGGTTATTTCATTCGCCTGAACGTCAAGATTACCGCCAAGCTGCGGGGATGTGTCTTCTACAACTTCTACTAAAATGTCACCAGCAGCGGCGGTCAGAAAGACTTTTGCGTTACCGGACAACGTTAATGCACTGCCCCCACCAGAACTGTCTATAACGCTGCGCGCCATAGTCCCAACAGAGTTGCTTAAAGTGCCAGTGCCAATTTCCCAACTAGTACCGTCTTCTATTGTATACCGTACAGTGTCACCGTCTGTTATGCCTGCAGCCGAAAACGACTGGTATCCTGCAACCACAGAACCTAGAGATATCGAACCTGTACCCGTCGTAGACGTTAGTACAAAGGCTCTATTTGCTAACTTAAAAGCCATTACAGCTACCTCCTATAGTATTATGAAGGTGTTTCAATGCGAATGATAGCACTTGTAGCGTTGTTTGTTGGGAATTGGATTTCAAAAGTACCATTTGAAGAAGATTTGTCGGCCAAGAAGTCTAACACCGCAACCGCATTGTTAGTGTTTGCTCCCGACGAACGATAAATCAACGCCCCGCGCGCAGTAATGGTTGAGGAAGTCCAGTTAATTGTCCCAAAACTCAAGAACACAGTTGTACCCGCACCCGTGGATGTAGGTGCTTGACTAATGGTAAGTTGTTTACCCCCAGTGGCGTAGCCGTTTCCATTTGCGACTTGACCTGTTGTGTTGTTCACATAATCGCTTGTAGCGGCGTTCAGTGTTGCAGAGTTGGTGTACAACGCAATGTTAAACGTATCGGTAGTATTGGCGCTAAAGTCCATTTCACCGTCGAGTAGTGCCTTCTTGAACGAAGTACACATAAAGTTCCCTGAAAAAGCCATTTCTTATCTCCTAGCTTACTGTAGTACGAACTTGACCAGAACGATACGCGTCTTCACGCAGCTTACCATCCCCAAGATTTTTTAACAAGGTTATCGACTGTAGGTACAGTTTTTCATACATTGCAACTACATCGGGTTCCCCCTTCATAAAACGTATTGCTTCTATTAAAGCACCGTTTAGCAGCGCAGAATCAAAGTTTTCGCCTAACCATGTAGTTCCAGCGGTGACTATAGATTCTGGATAGTACCCGTAATGCAGTTCTGTACTGTAACTCGTTTCCGGGGTTGGTCCGAGAATAAACGTATCGTCATCAAAATACGCATAATGTTTCGGAACACCTTTGTCACTAGGGTTAGGGTACGCTTCACGCATAAAGTTAACATCTTTGTTAATTAGATACGTGTATACATTTCCTGCGCTTATAACTGCTAAAGAATAGGAATACAAAAAGTCCGTAGGTACACTAAGGTATTTGTTACTGCCAGATATAGTGCCTACAACATTTTTGCGAAGTGCAGGAATTTGCACCGAATTGTATATCTTTTCTTCAGCTTGTTGCGTAAACATAGCTAACACATCCGCAGTGAAAGTAGTTTCGCAGATATCCTGTATATTAGTTGTTAACGCAGTATAATCCATAATTTACCCCATCGGCCCTCTTGCGTAGATACCTTGCGTTGCTGCGCCAGTACCGCGAACTTTTACTTTACCACCACTAGCATAACCTTTCTTAGCCATACCACCTTTTTGATAGCCCATAGCTTCAACAACAGCAGGGCGTTCTTTTTTTAATTCTGTTAGTCCTTTGTTTAGTTTTTTAGCCATAAAACATGCTCCTAATTTGTTACTACTGTTACTGTTCCTATTGATCCACTACCAACTAACCTATTTGGCATTAGATTGAAAGGATCGGCTAATCCTACCGGGTTCCAGCCACCTTGGAAGTTTCTGCTTGCTGTTAGACCTTGATCTGGGCGGGGGTTACGTAACGCCTGCGGATCGTTTATTGGCAACTCTCCTAATCGTAATTGTGGGTGACTAGGGTTCCAACAAGTTGGGCAGGCTTTGACATGCGAGTTTGTACCTTTTACAAACAGGTCTTTTAGTTTGTGCAAGTTATACTGAAATCCACACACATCGCACATTCCGATGGCACGTTTTCCAGCTGCAAACCTATTACCCATTAGTGTATACCTGCTATTCTAGGTACGAACCGTGCAGGTGTTTTTTCTCTATCTTCACTGGCAGCCATTTCAAACTGTTCGTCGTACACAGCTTTTAACATCTGTACGCGGTCTACAAGTTCAGGGACTTTCATTGCAATATGATAGGCTAGTCCCGAGACAAGGCACGGTAAAAATCTAAAACTTATGTCTGCTGTTTGTATGCCGCTACCTGCGTCTTCAATTCGACGCATACGCCAGTAATTAAGTTGATAGTTGTTATTGTCAGGAACAGGCCACACAATTACTTTGGGAGCAGGTTGCAACCGCTGCACATATATCTGTATAGGTCGGCCTTGTGTTAACTTGTTAGGGATAGCCGAGTACGTGGATACACTTATGCGGTTTATGGTAAGGTCCGATTGTGTGCTGGTATTAGCAGCGTTAGTACGTATTTGTTGTTCAAG